TGTCTCCAAACAATTTATTGTCTAATTGTTCAATTGTATTTTGTACTTTCTCTACTATTCCTCGCAACATGTTAATATCTGTGTAATGCCCTCTAACCTGTATAGATATATCTCTAACTACCCTAATTACAATATTTAACTTTTCCTCCGTAGTGTGCATAGTAGGATTGTCTATAATTTCGTCCAGTTTTTGGATATGCTCTATTTTCATATTATTCTATAAAGTCTTTGGCTGTAATTCGCCCATAAATAGCCACTGCAGAGGTGATTAAAGTGATTATAGCTGTATCATCTACCCCACCACCTAACAGAGCTGTATTGGCTATTTCTAAGGCTGATATAACTAAAGTGATTATACTAGCTATTATTGTTTTTGATTGATACCATTTCTTGTTATTCATAGTGTTTAATTTATTGGATATTGTATTGATATTCTGTGAAAAGTACCTCCCAATGAATAATTTGCACCTTCATTTCTTACCAATATTTTATTTAATGAACTATCTATATAACATTGTCCTCCTATTCCGTTATTATGTTCAGCCACTCCAGTACCTATATCATTAGAAGCATTTATAGGTAAACTAGCATAATATATAGGGTCAGCAGTAACTGCAAGTGTAAGAACAGCTCTATAATAAAATACAAGTTTATTATTTTCAATTTGGTATCTACAAGTTTCATCAGAAGGAGTGATGGTCATAGTAGTAAATGGGGTAAATGTAGGTTTATATGTTAATAACCTCGTCTCATAAATAGGCTCTTGTATAAGATTAGCATTGGTAAAAGTAGGTACAGTCCAAGTAAATCCAGCTCCAGCTGATAGGGTAGCAGCAAACCTTCCTATATTTGTAATAGCCCCAATAATGGAGCTAGGGTTAAATGAACCATCTCCAAACCTTACATACTTCTCATTATTTGCTGTGTCCGAAAAGTCTGTTATTACTCTAGCATAAGGAATACGACTAAATCCAACAAACAAAGTATTATCAGAAGTTCTGTTTCCAATATACGCAAAATAATCTATCTCTCTAGTGGCAAGCTCCGCACTTCCAGAGTTAAATAGGTTAAACCCAGCATTGGCTGATGCAGATAAAGCTCCAGTTATCCATCTTAATTGATTTCCAATCCAAATCCCAACAGGATTAGTTGCAGAAGGATCAGTATCTGCTAAAGTCTTTATTGCTACAGTTAAATTGTTAGATGCTACAGAAGGTACAATTTTACCATTTATAAGCCCTTGATTTCTAGCTCCAGTTGGCATTATAAATACACTTCGCCTTGTATCTGTAATATTGGCATTGGTGATTGTAGTAACACCAGCTCCGACAGCTACCTCAGCTAATTTATAGTGAGAAGCAGGTGTGGCAGGTACAGCAGGGGAACCAGACGGAGTTCCAGAGACTACCACAAGACTAGCTACACCAGTTGAAGCGTCAACTTTACAACAAACTATATCAATTCTAGCTTGAGCAGAAGCGGTTGGGATAGTGACGGTTTCAGTGCTATCTGAGTAAAACTCAAACATAGTGTCAGCAGTTGTACCAGTCCCATAAAAATAGGAAGTACCTGCAATCACTTGAACACTCATAGCAGGCACAGCAGATTGACTAACTTTTAAGCCATCATTAGCTACTCCCTCATTGATAAGGAAGTTTTTATTGAATCTTGATAAATCTTGTGCTGAGGTGGAGTAACCGTCTCTAAAACTTACATCTATTGCCATATAATTAACTTAATTGTTTTTATCTTATCAAATGAGACTAGAAAGTACTCAAAGCTACTCTTCGCCAAGTGTTTGTAGCTGTACATACATAAAGATGTGTATTATTAGCAGCTATTTCGCCAGTTGTCCCACTTGATGTGCTTGTTGCTGGGACTGAAACAAAAGCTATTTGTTGAGCTTGTAAAGCTGTTAAAAAAGGAATATTTATAACATTTGTCCAACTATCCCAAGTTATATCCATTTGAGCAGTTATATCTCCACTAGGATTATTTGTATATAATCTAATAAGATCTTTTCTTATTTCTATACCTTTAGAATTGGCTCCTAAAACTGGTAAACCTACAGCAACATCATCTCCATTAACACTAGCTCCAGTAGTAGTAGCAATTGTCCTCTGTTGTCTTTCTAAATCACTTATTCTTTGCTCTAAATGTTTTATTGTTTGAATTAAATCTTGCTCTTGGATACTTGTACTCATATGTTTTAGATTATTGTAGACACTGTTAATTTTATTTGCTCTTCACCACCATCAGACACTCTGACTTCTATCCCATATATTCTCATATTTGCATTTATATTGACATAACCATTTTTAATTTTAACTGTGATTATATCTCCTATATCATATCTACCAAAGTCATCATAAGCATTATTAAGAGTTAAATCATAAATGGGTTGTTCTGTTTTCTTTACTCTTAAGACTTCTGTAGCTCTTGTGTCTAATGTAGCTTGTACAGATATAGACTTCTCTTGTACTCTATCTTCTAATAGTCCTACGGCTGAAATTAAAGTTGAGTCAGTGGCGGCTGAGGTTAACCTTGCGTCTCCCAATCCCTCACCTTCTACAATTATACTATTAGCCATATCAGATAAAGTCCTAACTCTTCGCCAAGCTTGTATATTATTTCTTAGTCCATCACCATATTCTAATTCAATATCTGTAATTGTAGACCCTCGCTTACTATATACATTGAATACTCCTAAAGTATTTATTTTGATACTTGGAGTGATTAGAAAATCAAAACCATTATTAACTTCGGTTAATTGGATAATCTTCTCACCTATCTTTTCATCTAAATATGTTCTATCTCTATTCTGAGTTGCCTGTATAGTACCCTGTGTGAGCCCTAAATTACCACCTGTCAGCCCTTGTGTTGTGTTTATCAAGCCCCAAGCTATCTGACCTGCGTCTGTGGCTGTATATGTGTTTGAGGTATATCTCTTCTCAGATAATATATGAAATATCTCAGTACATTGTACATTAACTGTACCTTCATCTATTGAGGCATTCTCTTCCATCTCCCAAACTACCCCAGCCCAAATCAAAACATTTTCTCTATAAATCAATAATCTAGTCACTCCTAAATATATTGGGAAAGTAGCTAATCTATCTGAGGTTATAGGAAGGGTAAAACTAGCCTTCCCAGCCCTGTTTAGTTGATAAGAGTAGCTTCTATTGGTTGCTTCGGTAAATATCTCCTTAGCCGCTGTTTTGAAGTCCCAAAGTATATATTTATATTCCGACATAAGTGTTATACCAAGTTATTACTGCTTGAGTGCTTGAGGTGGCTCCAGTGTCTACATAAAAAGCAAGATTATTATTGCCAGGTGCTAAAGTAGGGAAGACTGAGTCACTGGTCACATATTGGTATATTGAGACATTAGATTGCTTAACAGTTTGAGCAGTTCCATCAATTTCTATCGTTTGTCCAGAGATTAAAGATAAATTATCTATACTCATTGATTGATTAGTTGTTTGATTAAGAATAGTAAAGTTTGTTCCTGGACCTGTAATAGTTATATTGATTGGAGCATATCCATTCCCTGCATTGTTAATTGTAGCTCCACCTGTAGCAGTTCCTAATAATACTGGCAAAGTAAAAGGCAATACAGCTCCAGTTGCTACCCCAGCCTGAGATAATGTTTGTGAATTAAGAATGCTTCCTCTAATTTGCCCATCTGGGATATAAAATGAGAAACCAAGCACCTGATAAGCCCCAGCTCTTGTATTCTCAGCAGGGACACCCCTTAAAACTCCATTAAATACATAAATATCCCCTTCATCTGTAGTATAGGTAAATTCTACTAATTCATTAGCCTGAGGATAGACTGCATTAAGCAAAGCCTTTCTTTTGACATAGAAGTCAGCTAGATCATTTCCTCTGACACCTATGTCTATAGTTATAATCTTAGATTTGATATAGTTAGAGACTATTTTAGAGCTATTAGTCTGAGGTATAAGATAGCTATTAAACTCAATATTTCCTAATAATAAGCCCTCTAAAGTTTCAAGATGATAGTTTCCACCTATTCCAACTGTAATCCCGTTAAATTGTAATGTTTCTGTTGCCATTATGATAATCTTAATCTTTGAGCTAAGAATTGTGCGCCATATTCCCAATCAGCTCCATTTTTAATATTCATGTTCTCAATTGTAATACCAGCACCCCCAACCATTTGTCTGCTTTCCTGATTAGTAAATACATCAGCTCCTTTTGGTAAATTGACAAGTTCCGGACCTTGCTCACCTACTACAGCTAATCCACCTCCAAAGTTTCTGACTCCATTAGCAAATCCAGGTATTTTACCTTTTAAGAAATCACCTATTGAACTCATTTTACCACCCACTACTTGTTTTATAGCATTAAATCCATCTATCAATTTTTGTAATTCACTTGGCATTTTAATTTTAGATAAGGTGTCTATAAATCCTTTAATAGCATCCCAAGCACTTTTTGCCATATTCCCAATAAATCGCAATGTATCTCCAAGCCAAGTACCTTGAGCGGTTAAAGTCCCCCAATTTCGCCATAAAGCATAAGCTAAAGCAATTAAAGCTGTAAGTCCTATAATTATAAGTCCAATTGGGCTAGTTATAAATGCTAACACTGCAGCAAATCCACCACTTATAGCTGTAGCTATAGTCATTACTGTAGTATATATTAACATAGCAGTTCTAACTATTGTTATAGCAGTCACAAATGAACCAAGTGTAACCAAAAGCACTTCTATTGCTAATTTATGCTGGTTGTACCAATTTATTATAGTTTCTATTGCTGTTCTTAATGCCTCAATAGCAGTCACAACATTATTTCGTATATCTTGCCCTACTTTTACCCAATCTATTTTACCCATTGCATCATTAAGTGCATTGACTCCTTTTTGAACTAAATCTAATAAGCTACCTTCTACGATTGTACCTTCCTCAGATAATCCAGCCAAACCTGCAACCATCATTTTTATATTATCCATCAAGGTTGAGAATGTACCTGCTAGAGTCTTAGCCCCTCTATCCATACCCTGATAAAACAATCCACCTTTAGAAGTTGCCAAATTAAATGCTTCAGCTACCATATCAGCAGATATCTTCCCCTTTTCCATCTGGTCTGTTAAACGCAAATATTCTTTATTAACTTGTTCTGTTGTAATTTTATTATTTTTTAATGCTTCTTGAGTTTTTTCAAAATCTAATCCCATTTTAGCTCCTAGATTTTTTTGAGCAATTGTAAGTAATGGATTAAACCCTTGATTAATTAATTGTAATAACTCTTGTCCCATTAACTTACCTTTTCCTTGCACTTGGGCAAAAGCAATAGATAATCCAGATAATTTTTCTTTATTGCCCATAGCAACATCCCCAAGCATTTTAAGATATTTTTGACTATTGTCTACAGTTACTCCAAAAGATAACATAACTTGAGTGGCTTTGGCTAAATCAGTGACTTCAAATGGAGTGGTGGCTCCCATCTTTTTTAAGTCCATAAAGACTTTTTTCCCTTTTTCAGCACTTCCTGTTAAGGTTTCAAAACTAGTAGATAATGATTGTAAATCAGCAGCAGTTTTTACAGCAAACACAGTAGCTCCAGCTCCTGCTACTCCTAAGATTTTGGCATATCCAATAGCGGCTTTTCCAATAGATTCAAATACATTAGCAATTTTATTTCCAGCACTAGATACAGCTTTGTCAAAACCCTGCATTTGGCTTTCGGCTTTTTTTATTCCAGCCTCAAACCCTTTTATATTTGCGTCAAATGTTGCGATTACTTCTCCTACAGATAGTGCCATAATATTTGCTTATTTATATACACTTTACCAAATGAGACTAAAGCAATTGTTTTAACCGTTCTAATCCTTTTTCTATTTCTTCCTTTGATTTTGGAGCTGGTGGCTGTATACTATCTTTAGCTCTTAATAACTGCCTAGATAATTTACCTTGATGTTCTTTCTTAAGATGTGGTTGCATAATTATATTAGTGTACATCAAATAATCATCTATCTTTTCTAATTGATTTCTTTTCTCTATCTTCTCTATACACTTATAAAAATAAACAGCCTCCCCTATAGTTAATTCTAGGGTGGCTGTCTTTGTATAATGATAATATTGAGCGAATAGCTGTAGTATAACCTTCTTAAAGTCTATTTTTTCACTGACGGCTGTACCTTTTTGGCTATTCGTTGAAATAAACCCACAACTTGGTCAATCTCGTTAATCTCTAATATCTGGTCTACTAGCTCTACAACTTCCTTAATTGATAGTTTTTTTATATCCTCTTCAGATAACTGCCCATTAGTAAAAATAGGTAATATAGGCATAAACTTTTCAAGGTTAGATAATACCATTACTGACATATTATCTTGTACCTCTACTTCTTTTATTTCCTTGATTAT